GAGACCATCCGTGAGGAGCTGCACGCCGACATGAACGCGGTGCTGCACGCCATCGCCGCATGACCGCTCAGGATGCCGCCATCCGGCTGCACCTGGCCCAGATCGCGCAGGAGCTGAACCACCTGCGCGATCTGGGGGCCACGGTCTCGCTGCGGTACGGCGCGGTGCTCACTGAGCAGGGGTACGTCTTGCCGGGCGGAGACGGCCGGTGGGGCGTGCGCATGAAGATCACCGATCCCGAGTACGCCCCCGCCGGTGACCCGGAAGACGACTGACCTGGCCAAGCGGCCACCGAACGAACCAGTTAGGAGCTATGTGGCTGCTACGCTGACCGATTCCAACGAGCTCACCTACTTCTCTTTCGCCATTGAGAAGACCGAGGCCACTCCGGACGGCGACCTGTACGTCTACGGCAAGGCCACCGATGAGACGCTGGACTCCGACGAGCAGATCATCGACAAGGAATTTTCCTCCAAGGCCATTGCCGACTGGCTTTCCACCGGCGCCAACGTGCGGGTGCAGCACAACGCCCAGCGCGACCCGGCCGGTGTGGGCGTGGAGGCCAGCACCGACCGTGAAGGCGCCACCTGGGTCAAGTCCCTGGTGGTGGAGCCGGTAGCCAAGCGCCTGGTGGAGAAGGGCGCCCTGCGTGCGTACTCGGTGGGCATCGCCCGGCCGAAGATCGTGCGGGACAACGTGGCGCGCGGCGGGCGGATCGTGGGCGGGGAGATCGTGGAGATCTCCCTGGTTGACCGCCCCGCCAACAAGAGCTGCGGCATCCAGCTGGTGAAGGCCGCCGACGACGGCTCCCCGGAGTGGGTGGGCAAGGTGTTCGGCGCGGACATTCTGGCCAAGGCCGAAACCGTGAACGTGGACGTGCCCAAGAGCGCCAGCATCACCTTCTCCCCGACCGACCTGGCCAAGCTCCTTGAGCACCGCCGTGTGGCCGAGGAGCGCGCCGACAAGCGCGACATGGACCCGGCCGTGGGCGGCGGGGTGGACCGCGACAAGATCCCGGCGGAGGACTTTGCCGGGGCTAACCGCAGCTTCCCCATCGTCACCCCCAAGGACGTGCACGACGCCGCCGAGAGCCTGGGCCGCGCCAAGGGGCAGGACACCGAGAAGATCAAGCGGCGCATCATCTCCATCGCGCAGCGCAAGGGCGACGCCTACGTGGCCCAGCTGCCCGACGCCTGGAAGACCGAAGACCCCGACCTGGCCAAGGGCAAGAAGGCCAAGAAGGCCAAGCCGTTCAGCGGGGCCGCACCGGCGTTTGACGGCCAGGACAGCGATGGCGACGGCAAGGACACCGACCAGCCGGGCAGCGAGCAGGACGACGACGAGAAGAAGCCGCCCAAGGTGAAGCCGGGCAGCTCCAAGAAGGGGGGCGCAGTGGACGAGCCGGAAGTGGAGAAGGCTGGCGCCAAGAAGTGCCCGAAGTGCGGCAAGAACTTCCACGCGGACAGCAAGCTGCGCAACTGCGACTCCTGCGGCGCCGACCTGCCCCACGCGGAGAAGGGCGCGGGTGTGCACATCGACCTCACCGGCAGCCACATGCTCAGCGAGAGCGACATGGACCGCCTGGTGGAGAAGCTGGCCGCCCAGCTGGCTGGCCGCGCCGCGCTGAAGGCCGATGCCCCGCAGCCCGCCGACCCGGATGAGGCCGACGACGCTGACGAGGGTGACGCCGACGTGGGCAAGGCTGGCAAGCCCACCCCCGATGGCGGGGCCGCCGGTGCCGGGGCCGCTGGCATGGAGCCGGTGCCCGCGCACCGCGAGCCGGACGGTACGGCTATCGAGTCCCTTGAGCACGACGCGCACCTGCCCACCACGCCCGACTCCAGCGTCAAGGCCGCGATGCGGCTCAAGTCGCTGGGGGTGCCTGGCGACATGGGCGCTCTGCACGACATGCTCTGCCCCGGCTACCACCCGGCTGAGGCCGCCAAGTGCTACCCCGGCTTCTCGCTGGAGGGCCTGCGCGTGGAGGACTGGCAGGCCAAGGCGCTCACGGCGGCCACCAGCGCCCCGCTGGGCGAGGCGACCGCAGCCACCGCGCTGTGGCAGCACGCCGTGACCATCAAGGGCACGGAGCCGGAGATCCTGGGGGAGATCCGCACGGAGGCACACAAGGCCTTCCGTGACGCCAACCCCGGGCCGGGCACCTTCCCGACCCCGACCGAGCTGTCCGCCACGCGCTACCGCCGGGCGTTCATCTCCGCCGGGCACGCCAACCCGGGCACCGGGCACGACGGCCCCAACACCCACGAGGTGCCCAGCGGTGGGGTTTCGGCCAACCAGTTCGGCCGTGACTACCTGGCCACCGGGCACGCGGAGAACAGCCCGTCCAACAAGGGCGAGACCACTCCCGCCCCTGTCCCGGCGCCGGTGCCCACCGGTGAGCCCAACCGCGTGTACTACCGCAACACCCAGCGGGAGACCGCGAAGGCCGCCATGCAGGCGATGCACGACCACATCGCCCAGACCTTCCCCGACCTGTGCCCCATGACCGGTTCCGGTTCTGGCGGCGCGGCCCCGGTGGGCCAGCACCCCGTACCCGTCCCGGTGGGCAAGGCGGACAAGCCCAAGAAGGCCAAGAAGGCCAACAAGGGCGCCGACCTGACCAAGGGCGCCGTTGCCCCGGACGCCTTCAAGGCGGCTGTGGCAGAGGCAACCGCACCCCTGTTCGCGCAGCTGGAGGAGATCTCCAAGGCGCTGCGCGCCGAGCAGGGCCGTACCGAAGAACTCCAGAAGGCCGTCAACGCCCTTGGCGACCTGCCCGACCCTGCGACCGCCGCTTTCAAGGGCGTCGCACAGAGCCCCCTCGCCAAGTCGCAGCGCCCGGTGGGCGCGGCGACCATCGCTGAGATCGCGGAGCGGAATCAGCAGGCGGTGGTGCGTGAGCTGCACATGCAGGCACGGACCAACCCGGACCCGGCGCAGCGGGAAGCTGCATGGTCCGAGTACTACCGCATGACGGGCGTACTGCCCCGTTAAGCCTTCCACCCCGCGCGCTTAGCGCGGATCGCTACGTTCACGAAAGGAGGCTCTGTGGCTGACATTCTCACCATGGAGCCGCCCGCCCCCGGCGTGGGGCAGGCCAACGCGGAAGCAGCCAACGAGGCTGCCCGCTACTCGCACACCGGCGACATGCTCAAGGCGCGTATGCCGTTCATGGTCAAGGGCGCGGGTTACGCCGGTGACGGCAACACCCCGCTGTCCAACCAGACGGAGATCACGCACAAGGCCACTCAGGCCGCCACGGACCTCCGCATGGAGACCTACCGTGGCTACCAGGACAAGGCCAGCGTCGTCAAGGGGATGAACCCGAACTTCCTCAACCAGTTCGGCAACCTGAAGACCGCCCTGACCGCTCCCAGCCTGGGTGAGCAGCTCTCGCAGATCATCGGCAAGATGCCCGGTGGCACCGACGCGCTCAAGTCCTTCACCGCTGGGAACCTGGGCATCGGCTCGGTGTACGGCCTGGTGCCGTTCGACCTTCTGGCGCCTTCCCGCCTGATCTACCCGATGTACACCGTCTTCCGCAACAAGCTGCCGCGCCCGGCCGGGCAGGGCACCTCGCGGATGGAGCGTGTGTTCACCGGCATCTCCGGCTCGCAGACGGGTGGGCAGGGTGTCATCGACATCTCCATCCCCGAGCTGGTGCAGACCAACGGCACGCTGGCCAACACCAGCTGGCCGCTGAACCTGCCGGGCTCCGGCTCGCAGACCGAGACCACGCTCAACGTTCCTTACAAGTTCTTCGGCCTCACTGAGTCGCTTTCGTGGCTGGCGCAGTTCGCCGGGCAGGGCTTCGAGGACATCTCCGCGCTGGCCAACCTGATCCTGCTCCAGGAGATGATGCTGGGCGAGGAGTACCAGATGCTGGCCGGTACCAGCACGGTGCTCGCCGCGCCGACCATCGTCTCCGCGACCGCCCGCACCGCTGGCTCCAACGAGACCAGCGTGGGCGCGAACACGAACTTCGCCGTGGTGGTCACCGCGACCAACTACTACGGCGAGACCGTTGGTTCCGCTGCCACCGTGGTGGGCGGCGGCACTGCCGCTGGCCAGGTGGTGGACGTCACCATCGGCGCGGTGCCCGGTGCGCTGGCGTACAACGTGTACGTCACCACCAACGCCTCCCCGGGGCGCACCAACGAGTGGCGCGTGGCCACCAACGTGGGTGGCACCAAGTACACCGTGCAGGGCACGCCGCCCAGCTCGGGCTTCAACCCGCCTGCGGCGGACACGGGCACCGGCTCGGGTACCCGCATGGAGGGCCTGATCCCGACGCTCTCCGGCAAGTCCGCCACCAACGGGGTGTACCCGGCGCAGTGGCAGGGCGGGTACGTCAACCAGTCCGTGGGCACGCACCTGTCGTACAACGTGCTGTACACGGCGCTGGACGCGCTGTTCGAGAACAACGGCTCCAACAGCCCCGGCGCGTTCCGCGCTGACCCGGCGGAGATCGTGGGCAACGGCGGCGACATCATGCGCCTGTCCAACGACGTGATCTTCCTTCCAGATCGGAAGA